TTTAAGCGAACAATTATATGTAGATGTTCAAGTTCAACACATTGATAAAATAGCTGAATTAAGATATAGAACCTATAAAAAAATATTAGAAATATGATAGATAAAATTTTATATTGCATTGGAATATCGATGCTTTTTACTAGCTTTTTTAGCTTAACTCAATTACCTAAGTGGTTAGATTTTAAACCATTTAATTGTAATGTGTGTTTAACCTTTTGGATATGTGTAATAGCTATTCAATTTGATTTAATTCAGTATTCGCAATCACTAGCCATTGCTGGTTATGCTGCTTATTTTTCAATGATTTTAAAACGTTTAATGTATAAAATATGAAACCAAAACAAAAAGCAAAAGAATTAGTAAGGAGTATGTTTCAACCACCGTTAGATTCTTTAGAATATAAACAAGGACAAAAACATTTTTTTAATCAATATAGTGCAGCAAAACCATGTGCATTAATAGCAGTTGAGGAAATATTAAAAGAAATAGATAATACTACTTTAAGTTTAGTACAAACCGAATATTGGCAAGAAGTTAAATCAGAAATAGAAAAGCTATGAGAACCTTTAAAGACATTTTAGAACAACTAAAAAATAAAGGCGAAAACCGATTTAGCTTATATGAGTTACTAGAAATATTCATAAACGAGTGTAGTTGGGTGGGTACTAATCAGCAGTTTTTAGAACTTTCTTCAATTTGGCATGAGATAAGTGGCACACGAGTTAATACAGGTTGCGCAGCTTGTTGTTTGGACACGCTGAAAGGGTTAAAAAATTGGTATATTCGTGAAAGTGAAATTCATTTAAAACAAGTTCAACCTAAAAAAAGGAGTAAATAATGGCATTAATCGCAATGGCTGTGTATGACACAGTAGAAAACAAAAGAAGTAAATATACCAAAGAAACAATTGAAAGTTTATTTGATACAGTTGATTTTAGTAACCATAGGTTAATAATAGTTGACAATGATTCCTGCCAAGAAACAAAAGAAATTATAAAAGAAAAGGGATTAATTATTGATATGAATAAACATATTAATAATAAAACAGTTCCATTTAAAGTAATAACCAACACCGAGAATATAGGAACTGCAAAAGCAATTAACCAAGCATGGGCATATCGTAAAACAAACGAAGTAGTAATTAAAATGGATAACGATATTGTTATTAACTCTTATGGGTGGGTTGAAGACATGGAAACTGCTATGCGATTAGGCGGTTATGGAATAGTTGGTTTAAAACGTAAAGACTTAATGCAGCACCCAAACGCTAAAGACAATTGGAAAACTGAACTTAAAATGTTGCCACATCAAAAAGGGGAACAATGGATAGTTGTTGAAGAAAGCGAGGACATAATGGGAACTGTTCAAATGTTTAATCCAAACCTAATAAATAAAATGGGTGGACTTATGCAAGCTGGAGTTTATGGATTTGATGATACCTTAGCTTGTATTAGAGCAAAGCTACTAGGTTATAAACTAGCATTTTTGCCACATATCGACATTGACCATATTGATGTAGGGGGCGATGCTTATACCGAATGGAAACGAAAGTATGCAGGCGAAAAAATGAAAGAATTTTACGCAATAAAAGAGGGTTTAATTAATGGCACAATACCAATAAAAGTAGAGTTATGAGCAACAATATAGTAACACTTGAAGTAGATGGATTAAAAGAGCTACAAGAGCAGGCAAAAAAAATAACAGAAATTGCAAATCAATTGCAAAAAGAAATAGAAATTTTCAATAATATAAAAATAACATTTGTCAATGAAAAATAAAATAAAAGCATTTTTAACAGTTTTAACAGTTTTTTTTATATTTTTTGCGTTATTATTTACTGGAGTATTTTATCCGATATATTTTTTAATAATAGTTTTTTTATTAGTAGTTATTTTTTTTGGGTATATGCTTTACAAAGAAATATTAGAAATATTATGATAGTTTTAACAGTAGCAGACAACCGAAGTAAATGTTTTCAATTAGAACGCTCACTTAATCATTTTGGGTGGCAGTATCACATTATTGAAGTTAATCAATGGAATGGTTTTGCTATGAAGTTAAACCGAACTTACGAATATTTAAAAGCAAACCCACAAATAACCGAATTTATTTTTGTTGATGCTTATGACACATTTTTTTTAGATACACCACAAAACACTAAGCGCAAAATATATTGGAATTGTTTGTTTAACTCAGAGGTTAATTGTTGGCCTGATGTTGACCAATTAGCAAACTATGAAGCAAGGGAGCAAGTAACTAAACCAAACACTAAATTTAGATTTTTAAATAGCGGTGCTTACTACATGAAATCAGAAACATTTATTAAATTAATCGAAAGTCAATCAATACACGATAGTGAAGATGACCAACGTATTGCAACTAAATGGCTAATTAATAACCCAAGTATAGGAGTTGACCATGATTGTAGAGTATTTCAAACTTTATGCGGTATATTGCCAAGTGATTACCGAATAGAAAACAATCAATTTATTACTAAAAATAATTTTAAACCAACAATAATTCATGGCAATGGTAAAGCAGATATGAATTTTATATACGAACTAATTAATTAAAAATTATGAACAAATTTACATACAAAGACTTAGAACTTGAGATAGTTGAGCGTTCAATAACAATTGGAGGGCTGCATAGAATTGTTTTGCAAGCTAATAATGGTAAAAAATTCAATTTAACAAGCAACCGAAGTATAAAATTAGCTAAAATACCAAAAGCAATTGAAGAAGGTTATGAACGCATTAAATTTTTTATATCATAATGGGAAAACATAAATACATTGAAACACCCGAAAAAATGTGGGAATTGTTTTGCGAATATCGAAAAGAAAAAAAAGCAAATCCAATTTTAGTTCAAGATTTTGTGGGTAAAGATGGATTTGAGGTTGATAGAAAAAAAGAGCGACCTTTAACAATGGAGGGTTTTGAAGTTTGGTGCTTTGAAAATGATATTATAAGCGATTTAAGTAAGTATTTTGCCAATACAGATAACAAGTATTCGGAATATTGCGCTATCTGTCACACGATACGCAAAACAATTAGAACAGACCAAATCGAGGGGGGTATGAGTGGCATTTATAATCCAAGCATAACCCAACGATTAAACGGATTAACCGACAAATCCGAAATGACTGTAAAGGAGCAGCCATTATTCCCTGACGAAAATTAAACAAAGTCAATAAAACCGCTTGTCTATACGGTGAGCAAATCGCATTTATGTTTAAGAGAACAACAGCTATAAATAAATTATTGAAGTTATCCGCCCGAAAGAAAATAGTTCAAGGCGGAACTTCCAAATTGCCCCTTGTGAGTAATTGCAAGGGGGAACTAATCAGCAGGAAAAACATTTGGTATCCTTCCTATTTTAATTGATAGAGCAGCTAAAACGCCACATTTAGAAATAAGTGTAGTAAGCGAAACAATACCACATTTAAGAAGAGGTGCAATTAAAGACTTTTTAAAAGTAATGGATTGGACTGGTAGGTATGTTGATAGTAATTGGAATAGGACATTATTAACTTATAAGTTTGCCAATGGTTCATACATTGAGTTTTTTAGCGCTGAACAAGAAAGTAAACTACGAGGTGCAAGAAGAAACATACTTTACATTAACGAAGCTAACAATATAAGTTTTGAAGCCTATCATCAATTAGCAATTAGAACAAGTGGCGAAATATGGTTAGACTTTAATCCGACTGCTGAATTTTGGGCGCATACTGAAGTTTTAAAAGACAATGATAGCGAACACATAATCTTAACTTACAAAGATAATGAGGCACTCCCTGACACGATTATACATGACATTGAGCAAGCAGAAGTTAAAGCAATAACTAGCAGCTATTGGGCTAATTGGTGGAAAGTTTACGGATTAGGTCAGATTGGTAGCCTGCAAGGTGTAGTGTTTGATAATTGGCAGCAAGTGGCAAGCATTCCAACCGATGCAAAGTTGCTAGGGTTTGGAATGGATTTTGGGTTTACTAATGACCCTACGACATTAATCGCAGTTTACAAAACAAACAATCAACTTTATTTTGATGAAGTGTTATACCGAACTAATATGACTAATTTAGACATCGGTAACTTTATGAAGTCAGAGGGTATAGGTAGACCTTACGAAATAGTAGCCGATAGTGCAGAGCCTAAATCAATTGAAGAATTAAGAAGACAAGGTTTTTTAATTACTCCTGCCAAAAAAG